TTCTACTTCAAAAGGGGTCTTGTTGTGTTCGTTTCTTTGTGTACTGAATTCTGCTAAGATATCTAAACAAGCATTAATTTCAGCATCAACGTCCATCATTTCATATTGATTATAACGTTCAATTCTATTTGGGTGACCTGTGTAGACTTCTGGAAGTCTAGACATATAGTTCTTATAGCCAAACTCTGTGCTGTTCCAGCCACCTGTCTCTGAACCATTTTGTCCAGGACTGCCGTTCCAAGCACCGGTGTTACTATTGCCACCGGCAATCGGGCTTGAGAGACCACTCTTATTTAAGAATTTCTTTTTATATGCCATGTTAGTATTTAGTGTTAAACCTTAGTATGTTTCAATATCTTTTCATTAGTTTTATGGCTATTTTCCAAAACACTAATTACTTTGTCTAATTTTGTTGACATTGTGTGAATTAAATCAGGGAATGCTTTACTCAAACCCATTAAAGGATCTTTTGTTGCATTAGATATTGCTTCTGGTTTTGCTGGCTCTTTTGCCAATTTCATTAATATAGACTGAGGATCTAACGGGGCAACCAATTCACTGCCGTGCAGTTCCATTGGATAACCTGTTGAGGGCCCATTAAACATGCCACCTGCTTTTGCTTTTAAAGGTGTTTTAGGATCAATACCGTTACTAGCAACAATACCTGAAAGTGATCTTACATAGTTAGGGTCTGTGGCATATCCTGCTGATTTGATTGCTTGTGCGGCTTCAACAGGAGATGAACCAGGGGTAGTTTTTCTCTTAGTCCATTTTACTACGTGATCACCAATAGCATCATCTATACTAGGAAAATCTTTGAAATAATCATTAATATAAATGTCTTTTCCGTTAATTACTTCTCTAGTTCTACGTAGTGTTGCTGGCTCTATAGGCTGTCCATTTCTCTTTTTGGCTTTTTGACCAAAAGGATTATTTTTACCAGACATGTGTTTGCCCCAGCCTGATTCAAGGGCCCACTGTGATGCAGTAATTTCTGGGTGAGGATCACCTGTATTTTTAGCAGTTTTCATGACATCTAAGAAAGCAGGTTTAGGTTTACCTATAGTAAACATTGCATTAGAGATATCACCTCCACCACTACCACCTGCCGCGGCTGCACCACGTCCACTTCTACCTCCACCTTCACCAGGTGCAGTATTTGTAAATCTTTCTGATGAGCCGCTGCCTCCTGTGTCGGCAGGTCCTGATCCTGCTCCGCCACCTGCTGTGCCTCCAGTGCCTGCATTGGCTCCGCCGGCTCCTCCACCGCCTCCTGCGGCTGCACCACCTGCGTCTGCGGCTCCGCCGCCGCCTCCGCCTCCTCCACCGCCTCCGGCAGCACCAGCGGCTCCGCCGCCGCCTCCACCGCCACTGCCAGAACTTGATAAGATTCCCATTGATTGAGCATATTTGTAGAATGCGTCTGAATTTGATTCTGCTTTAGTACCAAAATCCATTTTAGCAAATTTTTCAAATGCCGCAACAGGTCCGTCACCACCAAACAGTTTAGTTAAACCTGCACCAACTAATGAACTAAGTGCAGTAAATGCTCCTGGTCCACCTTTGTAACTTCCCATAGCATTTGCAAAATTAACAAATGCTTGTGAATTTTTTGTTGTTTTTTCAGGATTAATGTCTAGTTTGCCAAATTCTTCAAACTTTTTCGTAGGCGGATCTTCTTTAAAGAATTTGTAGGCAGAACTTGATATGATACTTGATAGTGTTCCTGCATTTGGTCCACCTTTATAATGCGACATTGCTGTACTAAACGCAACAAACGCATCAGAAAGGTCTTTAACACGTTTAGGATCTTTGACATTTAAATTAGAGAATTTTTCAAATTCAGTATATGGGAATTTTGTTCCACCAAAGAAACCTGTAAGTGAATCTGAAATTCCACTTAATACACCTGGATTTGCGGCTGATGCTTCTCCCATTGCTTTACTGAAAGCAACAATAGAATCTGAGTTATTTTGTATCTTTTCTTTATTTAGGTCAATCTGTTGGAATTCAGTTAACTGTTTTGCTAGTGCTTTAGTACTATCTACTTCTTTAGTTTTATCTTGGATATCTTTTTCTTTAGGACCTTTGTCATCTTTACCACCAATAGTGTCCCAATTCTTATATAAACCATATCCAGCGCCAATTATACCGCCCACGCCTGCGCCAATTGCTGTACCTACCCCTGGTACAATACTACCAATAGCCGCACCCGTTAATGCACCGGCAGTTGCATCAGAACCTACTGATACCCCAGCGCCTGCTTTTTCATGACCAGATTCTTTTAGTTTGTCTGCCGCTTTGTTTCCTAGATATCCAACTGCTAAACCACCTGCGGCTAATCCGCCGGCTGCTAATAGTCCACCACCAGCTGCGGCTGCTCCTGCACCTGCGGCTCCTTCGGCTGCTCCTGCAACGCCTGCCGCACCTTCAGCCGCACCTGCAACGCCTGCCGCACCTTCAGCCGCACCTGCAACACCTGTTGCCCCTTCGGCTGCGCCTGCGGCACCTTCAAGACCTTCAGCAGTCTTTAATATATTACCACCTTGACCACCTAAAGGTTTAGTAATCTTGTCTAATACTCCACCGCTTTTACCAAATAATCCTTTACCTTCTAACAATGAAGTTAGTTGGTTTTTAGCCATTACTGCGGTTAAACCTACTACAGCAACAGTTAATGCTCCCATAGCAACAGTCAATAATGTCAAGTGCTGGCTTGCTTTGTTGATTAAATCATCAGTAGCAATTCGTGCTTTAATTTCTCTTTCTTGTAAATTAGCCGCGGCTTGTGATTTAGCATCTTCTCTGCCTTGTGCGTCTTTACCTTGTTTAGCAAGTTCAGTGTCTCGGTCTATTTTTGCACGTTGGGCATCACGTTCTTCCGCAGTCATTCCTGCTTGTGCTTGCCCTGATTGTAAACCTTCTTTGTTTCCAATTAATAGATTTTTTGCGGCACCTTCACCTGCAATACCTATCGTGTCACCTAATGCAGTTGCCTGCTTGTCTGTTGCTTCTCCAATTTTATTAGAAGCAGCCTTACCATAGGCTTCACCTTGGCGTTCAGCATTTACTAAATCAAGTTTACCTTGAGCATCATATGTTGCTCTTGTGCCTTGTATTTGATTTTGCAAATCTTTGGCATTCATGCCTGTTTGCGTAAAGTACTTTGCAGTTTCCTTATTAATTGTGCCTGTTCTGGCTGCTTGACCAACGGCCGCACCTGCGGCTTCGCCTTGTTCAGCAGTAACACGATTAATTAACGCTTTTCTAGCCTGTTGTTGTGCTAGAACATCATCAGCTTCTTTATCTCTGCCTTCTTTTCTAAGTTTAGCAATCTTTACATTTTCTTGACGTTCTTTTAATACTTCTTCAAATTTTTGTTGATTAACTAACTGTTCTTGTTTTAATTGGTCAGCATTTTTACCAGTTAATGCACTTAGTTTTACTAAGTTTTCTGTGTATTCTAATGATGCATTCTTTAATGTTTCACGACCAATAGTTTCGCTTTTTAGTGCAATAACTGATAGTTGTTGTTGTGCTAGATAGTCTGCTTGATTTTGAGTAAGTTCCTCATAGGACATACCCAAATTTCTAAATTCTTTTCTTACGTCACTACCGGCATTGGCTACTTCTAAGAATTTTGATGCACCTTCGCCTGCCGTGCCACCTAAAGCAACTAGATTTTTACCTACTGTTTGTAATGGTTTAACTAATTTTTCTAAGTCAGCAGAAGAATAACCTGCGGCTCTTCCTAAACCTGCAAGTTTGTCTACACTTTGACCTAAAGCCGCGCCTGATTTTGATAAACTATCTCTAAAACCTATTTGATCATCTAACTGTTTTGTAACAGCCTGTGTGACCATTGTAAAGGCTTTGGCTAGTGCGCCGGCTGCTGTTCCTGCAATACCAAAGTTTTTACCAAGTTCTAATGCCGCATCGCCTACCGAACCAATAGCACTATTATATTTTGCAAACCCTTTTTGACCACTTAGTAACGCATCACCAAACGATCCCAAAGCCATAACCGCACTGCCGCCGGCTGCTTTAAGGCTTTTGTTAAAATCATCTATTTCTTGTTGTGCTTCTTTTTCTGCATCTGCCAATGCTTTTGCTACTGGTGTCGCATTTTTTTGAGCAGTAGTATGTGAATTAGTTGCGTCAGTATACTGTTTGGCTGCCCCACCCATGCTGTTTATGTTTTTGGCAAAATCCCCCATAGTGGAGTTGGTTCTGCCTATCATTTCAGACATTGCGGCTAGATTTTCGTTAATCTGTCTTAAAATTTCTGGGTCAATTGAGTCAGCCATTATAGTTCCAAGTTTTTATATATCCAGGTTTTTGCCCACTAAATACACATGTATTTAGTATTAAATAAAATCCATAAATTTATGAGGAACAACCAATGAACCAAAACCCACTCAAGCAGTATTTCAGAAGACCTGCAGTATATCTTAAGTTACCTAGCGGTGGCAAAGACTATACTCCAGACGTTATTGATATGCCTGAAAATGGAGAATTGCCCATCTACCCAATGACAGCGATTGACGAAATCACTGCCAGAACCCCTGACGCATTGTTTAATGGTGTAGCAGTTGCAGAATTAATGAAGAGTTGTGTTCCTAACATTAAAGACCCATGGCGTATTAGTAGCAATGACTTAGATGCATTGCTTATTGGTATTAAAGCCGCAGCCGGTGGTGATGGTTTATCAATTGAATCTACATGCCCAAGTTGCCAAGAAGAAAGCACTTATGGGGTAAATCTTGTAGGTTTACTTAGCACATTAGTTGCTGGTGATTATACTAAAGAACTTAAAATCAGCGATCTTTCTTTCAAGTTCCGTCCTTTGACATACAAAGAAATGAACGAGGCTGCACTTTCACAATTTGAAATTCAAAAGATGTTCCAAGGCATTAATTCTATGCCAGATGGCCCGGATAAAGAAGCCGCAAGTAATCAAGCATTGAAAAAGATTACTGAATTGACTATGCAACTATTGAGCAAAGCAATTACCTATGTACAGACTCCAGGTACTAGAGTTGAAGAACCTGAGTTTATTTTAGATTTCTTACAAAATTGTGATAGAAACATCTATATTCAAGTACGAGATTACAACGCAGAACTAAAAATGGCTACACAAATGAAGCCAATTGATATCAGATGTATCAAGTGTAATCACGAATACAAGCAAGAATTCACATTAAACGCTTCTGATTTTTTCGGTTAAGGCTTCTATACACTAGCCCCGAGGGTATCAAGAAGCTGATAGACCAATATGAAGAAGATGTTGTGGGCATTAAAAAGAACGCAATGTCCATGGCATGGTATATGCGCGGTGGTCTATCCTATGAAGACGCACTAAACCTTAGCGAACAAGAACGCAAGAACCTCAACGAATTAATAGATAAGAACTTAGAAACAACTAAGAAGTCCGGACTGCCATTCTTCTAATCATACAAGTTCTTATTAAGAGTTGTCCTTACGGACAACTTATACCTCATTCGCTACGCTCATTCGGTATAGTTTTTTTAAATTATTTTCTTTAGGTCTATATTGCCGCTTTGAAGCCATGGTAGTGCTATTCAGCACTACCAAAACAAAAGGTACATTGCCATGCCCTATCATCCATGTTGTCTATTCCCCAACTAACTAGCCTGTTATGCTGTTAATTGCTACCGGTTGCCCTATAAAGTTTAACGGGACTGTAGTGAAGCACATGTTGTCACATGTCTTCGGCAACGCATGTTTTGTACTATCAAGACAAAGTAAGTACAAACTCATCTAGGGTTCGCTTAACCTAACGAGAGCCCTATCGGTATTCCACAGACAATAAATTGTCTGCGCTTGCTCCAGATCCGTTGGCGATATTTCACGCTTCCTCAAGGAGGGTCGAGGTCCCCGACCAAACAAATTGTGTGAGAAAATTAAACTGCAATACTTAAAATGTTAGCAGACTTGGTGTCGGTGATGGGAGTTATTTGAGTTGGGGTGCCGGAATAGGTTTTAAGAAGGTCTTTGTTAAGATTGAAAAAGTGATTAAATTCTATTAGTATCCAATCCCCTAATGGAGATGTATAATATATAAAATTGTCGGTGATCCATGTATACTTAGTCTGAACTGCGACAAACTTACCCTTACGATTGAATTTCATAAAAAGTATGTTTAGATCGCCCGGATCCTCTACAGACATAAGTTGTTCCAACCAACTATCAAGTTGTTTACACGAACCTGCTAGTACTTGATGGAAAGGAAAGTCAGCATAACTTTTACATTCGGCATTAAATTTCGGGAAACTCTGCCCGGGTACGATATCCCCCTTGAAACTGCGAATTTGTCCTTCATGTAAGATTTCAGTACGTGATTGGTTTTTCCCACCAATGTATGCACCAGAGCCTGGAGCCCTGATGAAACTCTCGCCGTATGTCTTTGATAAGAATACGGCAACTTCTCTCTCAAATGAAGAACCTTTTGCTTTTTGTGGGGATGTCATACTATAATTTATCGCCTTGCTATGCTGTGGTATAATTTTTATTCTATGTCGGTCGCTGTACTGTAACTAGTGAAGCCGTTTTCCTTAACAACTTTTAGTACGCTAGGAACACGACCTGCTAGTTCTTCTCGGTGACTGACTAACCAAATGCTCTTGTTGCGCCTACGTGACATGTCCTTCAAGATAGCCATAGCATTTTCAACACCGCTGGTATCAAGACCACTATCAATCAATTCGTCAATGAATAGTGTGTTGATTGGGAAGTATAAGTTTTCCCACACATCACGGAATGCAAATGATAAACCAAGAATCAATCTGTTACGTTCACCTCGACTTAGATTGTCAAAGTCTAACTCACGACCAAACTCAGTAATCTCAACATTTAAATCGTTTTTAAACACAACGGTATGTGGTAAACCAATTTTGTCAAGATAATGTGTCAAACGTGCGTTCAAGTAACTTAAATTTTGATCAATAATCTTTTTACGAACAAAACTATCTTTGTTAGACAACATATCAAGCAAGAACTTCAAGTGATCACCATAGTTGGTTAGTTTATTGATAGTATCAAAACTAACTGTTTGTAGTGCTTGATTCTCCATTTCAATAATTTGTTCACCATATGGATCAGTTTCATTGCTTTTATTTTCAATTTGATTGAGAATGTTTGCAATCTGACTGCTATGCTTGATTGCCTCAGCCTCAGTATCATAATGTGTCTTGGGCGCCCGACCCAATTCACCTAGTGAATTTAAAATTTCACTATTTTCTAAATATTGGGTATTGGCTGCAATTGCATTCATTCCGGCTTCTTGTAGTGTTTTTTCCTTATCAGCCAACACACTTTCATGTTTTGCGTCATGGAACTCTTGTCCACAGGCATAACACGTGTGATTTTTTAAATCATCAATTTCTTTTTTAAGTTTAAGAATAATTTTAGTTTCTTTGGATTCATCGCTTTCACTACGAACCATAAGTTTCTTTAACTCATCAATGCGTTTACTTTTTTCATTGTATACAGCCAAATCTTTGTGTGCTTGTAATTCAGCAACAATATCAATCTTAGTCAAGTCATCATATGCTAATGCCAACTTAGTTAAATCTTCATCGTGCTTATTCTGCCAAAGTTTTTGTCTACGCTTTGTGCTTTCAATTTGTTCTTGTACACGCTTGTTGGCTTCTTCAATAGCCTTGATATTGAATTCTTCTTGTTGGATAGCATCTTTGTTTTGTCTGATTTTATCCTTGATGATTTCAGCCTTTTCGCTTAGTAATGTAATACCAAGTAATTGCTCAATAACATTCTTTTGATCGTTTGCTTTCAATGAAAGAAAAGGTTCGCTGTATGTGTTCAATGCAATAATCTGCTTGAACATATCCAAAGTCATACCAATTGCATTTTCAATTTGAATTTGCGTTTCTTTGTTTTCACCTTGGGCATCATCTTGCGTTTGTTGCAAGTCACTATTCACATAGAATTTAAGAACGTTTGGCTTACGACCACGTTCAATCTTATATTCAATACCATTGGCACTAAATTCTAATGTAACCATCATACCCTTACCATTGGTACGATTAATTAAATTATCTTTACGAATGTTATTGATTGGAGTTCCAAACAACACATAACTCAACCCTTGAATAAGAGTTGTCTTACCTGTACCGTTACGTGCGCCATCACCACCTAAGTCTAAGTTTTCACCTAGAATAAGTGTTAGTTCCTTACTATCAAAGTTAACGGCTTGCGTTACTGCACCAATTGATAAAAAATTGCGTAATGTAATATTTTTTAGTATAATCATCGTTTTAGTGTTCTGAAAAAATCTTTTTTGGCTAAATTTTCAGCCTTTAATGTTCTTTCAATTATTCCTTCTATTTTTAATTTGGCGCTAATAAGTGTTCTCTGTTCTCTTAAACTACCAATATAAGGATGCACTTTTGTTATTTCATTTAATGCAATACCCAAATGTTTGTTAATTTTTATAAGAGATTCTAAATCCCTATATTCACGCGGTGCTATACTCATAGGTTGTTGTAAATTTCCAATAACAACTTCTTATCAAAGAAATCACTTTCAATATTAGTGATTTGGTCAACAATAATTTGATCAACACTTTCAAACTTTAAGTCACCGGGCGCTAAGTCTTGCGTAACTTGATCCATCTTAATTGGTATCAATGCCATTTCCCTCAAATTATGTTCAGGTATAAATTTTTCACGTAAGAAATTGGCTTCTTCATAACTAATTTCTAAGTCAAGATGTACTCTAACACTTGAACGAGGCAAAAGCAAGCCCTCAGGGTTATCTAGTACTTCGCTTAGTTTATAGACACGAAACAATGGTTGATTGGGCCAACTATGAAACACTGGGTCTTCGCCCCATTCAAGTACCATCATACCACGTGCATCATCGCCTGCGTCAGCATAGTTATGTGGGAATGCGTTACCAATATACCAAATGTTTTTACGTGCTTGACGTTTATGAAAATGCCCACTGAATACACGGTCAAAGCCCTGTACATGGTCTGCATTAAGTTCACCATGATCAGGCATTTCAATCATGGCATTCATAAAAAAGTGCGGCAGTTCTAAGTGACTAAACAAATACTTGCCACTTAGTTTGGGAAGTCGTTTATAGTCTTCACCAACTAACCAAGGAGCAATAACACAGTCGCCCTCATTAAACCAGTCGTTGACAATTGTTACGTTGGGTAAGTGTTTAGCCCATTCAACGCTGTGAATGTCACGACGGTCACGATAGTATAAATCGTGATTGCCTGGGATAAAATATACCTGATCAAAGTTATCGTTGAGTTTTTCCAACGCCCTTAGACCAAACTGAAGGGTATGCATGTTAATACTTGCCCTGTGGTGATTGTAATCACCCAAGAAAAAACAAGTTTCACACCCTTCTTCTTTGGCTTTGGATATAAACCAGTCTACAAACTCAGTACAATCCTGATTGTGTTGTAGACTATTGCTCTTTAATCCAAAGTGAATATCCGTAAATACTGCCGCTTTTTTAAATAAATTTGTCATAGCAATAGTATACTGCCTAACTTTGTGTAATTCAACTGTTTAGGTTACCTTAATCTTCCATCTGCATTTTCATGCCAGACATTTGACGGCTATAACTTGGGTTAAGCCCATTCATTTCTAGAATGTCATCACGAATGTTTTGGTTACGTTTTTCGGTATTGAGTACACGACAGAAACTATTTGTAATAGCAGCCGTGTAATATGCGAATGGATTGGCTGACTTTGCTTCATTAAAACGCAATCCAACGTAAGTTAATTGTAGAATTGCACTATTGCGCATTTCATCATTGTATGTGTAGCCACGCCAGTTAAACTTCATAGCATACTTTTCACACAACATAATGTACATACGTGCTAGTTTGTTTGTGATTTGGCCATGGTCCTTAGAGAAATGACCATTCTTGATTCCATTGACCCAGTGACTTTTGCCAACACACTTAGGGGCATCTTCTTCAATCATATAGTGTTGGAATGGGGGAAAGTTAACCTTGACATGAACCATGTCATCAACTTCGCCTTTGGTAGTTGTGTCTTCTAAATCGGCAAAAATATCTGATTCGCCTTCTTCATCATCAAATACCAAAATATCTTTTGCAGTTTTCTTTTTAACAGTTTTGCGGGGTTGTTTTTGGGCTACGGGAATATGATCCCAAGTCATTACACGAAATACTAAATCTGTATCAAGAATAGTTGCTGGGTCGATCTTTTCCCCTAATTCAATAGAAAGTCTTGCGGCCCTAGTTTCTTTTGCTTGTTGAATGTTTTCAGGTTTAAATATTAATGCAAGACTATTTTCTAAACTTTCATCGGGCTTATCAATGATTATATCGTATCTATGATATTCCTTCTTAGTAAAGTAGCAATATGAGTTCTTGCTTTCGTGAATTTCTTTTAGAATATCTTTATTATTAAGATAATTGACAGGCTTTTTTGGTGTTATAGACATAGTTTTCCTTATAGTTGTTATAACGTAATAGTACACCCGTTGTTGCGCAAAAGCAACAATAAAGGGTAAATTTTAGGACATTTTTGAGCGATAAATACAAGCAACGTGTTATTTATCTGATTTTTAAGTAGGGAAAATATGGCATCAACTATACAAGCAGACATTGGTGGTGGAGTAAATGTAACAGCCACAACCGGTTCAAACGGTATTCAGTATACTATTAATTTAGCCAACGGCAGTAGTGCAGGACCCTACACGGGAGATGAATTAGTTGACGTTGGTTCTGGCTTGCAAACAATACCTCCCCCTGAAACTTTTAGGTTGACTTATAAAGGGAATACAGTATTAACATCTACTGACCCAAATGATCTTGAAAACGGACAAGATATTGTACCTAATCTATTTCAAATTCAAAAATATGCAGAAGAAAATTTAGCAGTAGCATCCCCTAACACAACTTCTACTGCTACTCAACCGACTATAGAAAACTCAAGTCCAACCGCAACTATTAGCCCAACAGCCGAAACAGTTCCTGAGGGATCAACAGGTGCATCAACTACGACTTGCGGACTTACTGTTATTGTTCAACAAACATCTGACCCAACAAATCCAGATGTTTCAATTTCTTTCCCTAGTGGCTTTCAATTTTATCTATCACAAAGTGGAACTTTTAGTGATTTAGAAATTGCACCAGACGGATCATCAATTACAGATACCGCAACAGGACAAGTATATAGCCCAACAGACTCTGCCGACATTGCCGCTCTTGCTTGTCAAGCCAATAATCCGTCGGCACTTGAAGATGCGGCTATCACAGCACAAGACAATTTGGATACACAAACTCCTGCTACAGGAGCAAGCGCACCGGAAACTGTAGACCCAAATACTGATCCAGCAGTTCAACAACAACAAGACGCACAAGATGCTCAAGCAGGAACAACTGCTACAGTACAAAATAGTAATGCCCCAAGTTCACAAGGTAGTTCTATTGGGTTACAAGGTGCAACCTCAAAAGCACAAGAATCAGCAACAGCACAAGATGCGGCAAACGCATCTGGAAAACTTGCAGACTGGAGAGTAGCAATAGCACTTGCGCCAGGTAGTAAGTATTTGTATAATGCACCTAATCCAGGAATACTTGCCCCACTTGCAGCCACAGATGGTGTAATTTTTCCTTATACTCCAAGTATTAGTGTTGCATATCAGGCAAGTTATGACGTAGCAAATATTATTCATAGTAACTATAAAGTATATCAATATACAGGCAGTTCAGTAGAACAGGTTACTATTACAGGTGAATTTACTGCACAAGATACTTATGAAGCAAATTACTTAATGGCTGTAATTCACTTCTTTAGATCAATGACTAAAATGTTTTATGGTCAGGATGAATATCCTAAGCCAGGCACACCACCCCCAGTAGCATTCTTATATGGCTTTGGTGCATTTCAATTTGACGGACAACCATTAGCAATCACAGGCTTTACTTATAGTTTACCTGCTGACGTAGACTATATTCAAGCATATACAACAAGTGCAATTGCGGGTCAGCAAATAAGTGTACCTTCACAAGGCACTAGTCAAAACGGTAGATTAGGTACTCAAATACAACCAGGTGGTACTAGACCCCCACCTGGGTTCCAAGTAGCAGGGGCACCAAAAGCCCCAACATATGTACCAACAAAAATACAATTATCAATCAGTTGCGTACCTCTTGTTAGCAGAAATCAAGTATCTAATAATTTTAGTTTGGCTGAATATGCTACCGGAAACTTAACAAGAGCGCAACAAAACGGCGTAGGAGGATTTTGGTAATGTCAAATCAAATACTATATCCAAAGACAAGTCCATATAATACAACAAATGTTGTAAACAATAAATTTTTAGATGTAATAAACTATAGACCAATTCCTAAATATCCACAAGATGTTTATTTTATTATTACAGCAGTATATGAATATAGACCTGATCTATTAGCCTACGACTTGTATGGCGATAGTAAGTTATGGTGGGTATTCGCAGAAAGAAATCCCAATCGATTGGGAGAAGATCCTTATTTTAATTTTGTACAAGGTTTAGGAATATACGTGCCAAAATTGTCAACACTTCAAACTGTTTTAGGAATCTAAAGTGGCACAGTATACCAATACAAAAACCAATTCTGGTGGCTATACGGTTTCTACAACACTGAATACTGACACCAACACAACCACGTATTCTGTAACAACACCTGACGGTCAAACTGCTACTACTGTTCAAAGTCCATCAGGTGTTGTTAATAATACAGTACTATTTGCACTAAGTGGACAACTAAAGGATCCGGTTACTGGGGGAGGAGTCCCGCCCTTAAACTATGCAGGAGCACTAACTGATACTGCGGATAGTGTAAAGGCACAGGCTACAGCGGCAGCGGCAGCACCGCCTCCAAATCAACCGCCGGCTGATCCAAATTCAAACGAAAGTCAAACAGATGATGAGAATGATTTAGGTGATTCTTCAGGAGACGATGACAGTGGAGATGAATCAACTGATCCTACCAATGGATCAGCGCCTAGTAACAATAATACTGCAAGTGGCACAGCATTGGTCAATGGGCAAGGTTACAATCCAAATGATGATTTGCCAGGTAGAAGATTACAAAATCCTTTAGGTGAATATGCAAGTTACACATATCAATTAAGTTTGTATATGGTAACACCTGAAGCATATATGTTATTCGCAAATTCAGGAAGACAAAACATTAATTTTCCAGGTATTTACTTAGTTGCTCAAAACGGTGGTATTAACAACACATCACAAGTACAACGTGCACCTGGATTTAAATTTGATTATGGTATTGATAATTTAAAAATTACCAATGCAATGTCTACAAAAGACAGCGGAACAAATGTCAACGTTACTGAAATGACATTTCAAGTTATTGAACCATATGGCTTTTCATTTGTTAAAAATTTAAAATATGCCGCACAACAAATTGCTAAAACATCAAACACATCAGGACAAAATCCTTCTGACGATCCTACTAAACAATTTTTTATCATTGGTATAAGATTTTTTGGTTATGATCAATTTGGCAACATATTAACAGGCAACGAGCAGTTTGGTAATGGTATTTTAGATCCAAATGCTGGTGCATCAGGTGAATCAGGTGGTTTGTTTACAAAATACTATGATATCAATTTTACAGCAATGACATTTAAGATAGATGGTAAAGCAGTTATATATGATATTACTGCGGCTGAAACTACAATCTTAGCAGGTGCAAGTGTTAAAAGAGGTATGATCAATCACGACACTAGTGTAACATCAGGCACAGTAGGTGATGCATTAAATCAACTTGCTAAAATTTTAAATGACAATCAAAAACAATTGCTAGATGCAAAAAAGATAGGTGTAGCAAATAGTTACTCATTCTTATATACGCCATATGGAACTGAAGAAGATGAAATTGGTGATGGTTCAGCAACCTCACGCATTGCACGTGCTAAACTAGTAAACCCTGCTGACCAAGACAAATATAAATGGCCTGGTAGTGGAGCAAAGTCAACAACAGAATCTAATGCCGCAACAGAAGTTAAAGCAATTCCAAAAACTAATGCTAGAACATTGACATGGAATGCTGATACGCCTATTCCACAAGCAGTTGAAGACGTTGTTAAATCAAGTTCATACTTAACAGATGCATTAAAACTTTTATATACCACAAACATTGAAAGTGATCCAAAGAAAGACACGCCTGATCAAATTGATGGTACATCAAAAGATCCTATCTCTTGGTTCAACTGTCAACCTTCTATCAATGGTATTAGTTGGGATAGTGTAATCAATGACTGGTCATTTGATATCTCATACATTATTACTGAATATCAAACTCCAATTACTAACAGCGTGTACGCAAATCCAGCAGTACCATATTATGGCCCTGTAAAAAGATACAAGTATTGGTATACTGGACAAAATTCAGAAATTTTGAGTTATTCTCAAACTTTTAATTGCTTGTACTATCAAGCAGTTCAAGATGCCAATGCCGATACTAATACACAAAGTACCAACGGCGGAACTAATCCAAGTAGCGGTACTACAGGTTCTGGTAATGCAGGGGCGGCTCCACAGGGCGGTGCAAAAACAGCAGATAAAAGAACAGGACAATCTACATTAGGTAAATTGGGTCCAGGTTTTGAAGCACAAAATAACTACTTAAACAGTTTGTATGATTCTAGTTCTGTAGTAGAAGCCGATTTAGAAATATTAGGTGATCCTGATTACCTAGTAACTAGTAGTAATGAAACTCTTAATGGTGTATATAGTAAATTCTATGGACAAGATGGCTTTACTATTAATGCCAATGGTGGACAAGTTTTTATTGAAATTGATTTTAAGGAAGCAGTAGACTATACTTGGAATGAAGGACAAGTGCAAAACTCTAACGGTACTATTTCTTCAATGGGTGCAGGCATATTGAACATCAATGAGTCAATTCAATTTTGGCCTTATCCACCCAATATCGCTCAAATTGTTCAAGGACTTAGTTATCAAGTAATTACGATTGACAGTTCGTTTAGTAACGGTGCATTTAAACAGCATTTGCATCTAACATTAAATCAATTCCCTGATGCGGCAACACCACAAAACGAATCAGGAAGAGAAAATCCAGCAACACCACAAACACCAAGTCAAGGACAAGGAGCCGCAGGCCCCAATCCTGGTGCAGGTGGAAGTACTACATCATCTACTGGATTGGTACAAGACAATCCATCTAATCAAGCGGCCCCTGCAACATTGCTTACAAGTAATGTTCAAGCACCAGATCAACCTACAACACAGTCATCAACTACAGGTAGTAACTCACGTGATCCTAATGTGATAACAACTGATACAAACACAACAACTACTACAGTTACAGGTGGTACAACAGTAACCGGTGGCGGAGCAACAATAAGAAG